CATCCCGAAAACAATCAAATTACCCCTTCTTCACTTTTCCAGTCACCGGAACCGTTGATTTCGTCTTCATCCATCAAAGGATAGGGACAAATGAATTCTTCTACTGCTGTTTGCTATATTTATTTTAGTAGGATACATAATTATTTCAATTTAAATTTACAAATGATAAAAATACGAAATTTGAAAAATCGCGGCTACAGCATACTGTAGTATCGATTGCCCTATAAGGGAGAATACTTTCTGTATATAGTAAAATATATTTACGCCTTAAATAGCGTCACTTTCTTGCCGTTGCACAAGTCCATAGTGTCTACATGTAGCCAGCTAACACCGTCCTCCAGTCTGATAGGATAGGGGAGCTTGTCGGAATCGTCTATAATGATTTTCCGTGCTGCTTCTGCCTCCATTCCGGAAACCGTAATGTCAAAAGCGCGACCCAATGCGTGCGCACTCATATACGGCTTTTCAAGCATCGTCTTTTCCTTGCATAATATGCAGACATTACATCGTAAACCGCGCTGGGAATAGCTTCCTCCGTTCTTCCAGTTGTTGATAATGAAGGGCTTGCATATGATTTCCTCCCTCAATATAAGGAGCGTCTCCAGTGCTTCGGTCGTGAAAAAGCTCCATATCTGCGATTCTGAATACTTGTTATACACGTGGGGGCATACAAGTTCGGGAAGCGTGAAATACTTTCCCAGTCTTCTGATAATCTCTTTTCTTTCCATAATGATACAAAATTTGAATAAAAATAGGGGTTGCAGCCATTTAAACCGGGCTTTCACCCCCAGCCATAACAGACTTGCAACCCCTACCGCCTTTGTTAACCTTTAAATACAACTGCGATACAACCTTACCAGTTAATTATCACGATAGCAAAGATAGTGTTTTTATCTCAAAAATAAGCTAAAGTTCAGAAAATAATCGCTCGCACTCTTCCAGCTCCTTTTCCATTCTTTCTTTTATAAGCGGAAAATAGGTTTTCGCCATATCCTCGTTGATATGAAAATAAGAATCGTAATGGTTCGTTATCAGCATATTTCCCTCCATCTCAAACCTGGAAATATGCTCTATTTCCTCTTTCAGATTTACGATTTTATTGTATAGCTTATTTGCCTTTGTTAATTTCGACTTGTCCATAACTGCTTGATAATAAAGCCCCATTTCGGGGCTTTTGTGAAAATAATAAGTATATAGAAAGATTTATTCTACAATTTCCGCGTCGCTTTCTGGCTCGTATTCTTTCTTTTCCTCTTCAATAGGGGCTTTCTTCCATTGGTCTATGAAATGTTCAATTACCCGTCTTCCGTCAGTCACAACCTTTTCCAGTTTTTCGTCCGGTTCCAACAGTTCATCTGCCATTGCTGCGGCTATATGTTTTGCCTTCATTACCTCTTCTACAAGGTTGCTCTCAATCAATTCACCCAGGCTTTTCTTTGTCAATAGGTTGAATGTCAGTCCTTCGATAATCTGCTTTCTCTTTGACATTGCATTAAGCATAGCATTCATTCTGGGAGCGAACTGTTCTGCCTTCATGTTCTCGAAGCTCTTATCGTCGAATCCCTCGAACTTGGATGCTGCCAGGAATGCAATCTCATATTCCTTTGGTGTCATTACTACGCCTGCCTGCAAGCACTCTGTACAGAATAGGATAAACTTCACGTTGTTTCTCAAATCTTTTTCCATAATCTTTTGTCTTTTAATATGTTGGTTATTATTCTATTGTCTGGAACATTTTCCCGGTCTCCGTGTCCTTCCAGGTTATTATCATATTCTTTCCTGCCTTGACGCTTACAAGCTCTACATGCACCATATTGCCGTTCTCGTCCTTTATATAGTGTTCCGGTTCATATTCCTTGTCATATTCCCGATATTTCTCTACAAATGTATCATAGTCTATTATCTCAAAGTTATCTTCCCATGACGATATCTGGATAACCATAGATTCTATATTCCCGTCAACCACGTTTGATGATGCTTGGTACGACATTCTCAGTTCTTCCAGTGCATCCAATACTTCCGTTATTCTCAGATTGTAGTCCTCGTATGCCTCTATGCAAGGTGCAAAATCTATGAGCTTGTTCTTTAGGTATTCCTTGAATTCCTTTTCTCTTTTCATGATGTTGTCTTTTTATGATTGTTCCACATTGTACAATGATACAAGAACCGTGCCAGGACACGTCTTGCGTCCATATCGGCTTCTATATATCCTTCCCATTTCGCAAATTAACAATTATAGGTTGACGATTTATAATATTGTTTATATAGGGGTCGGATATAACAACCCTTTCTTTTCCTTTATGGTGCAGTCCGTGTTCCCTTTCCGGTTCTTCTTATCATTGTTTTTCCTCCTTGACACTCTTCATTACCATTGTAACAAATGTATAACGGGTTAATAATAAAATATGGTCTGTAAGGTATCGTGGAGGGTGTTTCTCTCTTTCTATTTCTCCTTGTATATCCCGGTCACTGTCCCTTCCTCGTCCGTTATGAATAGGGTCTTGTGCTCCTTTGATTCGTACACTCTTTCCGACAATCTGCTTACTGGGTATGTGTTGCTGTTGCTGTCCTTGATGGTGTACATTATTTTGTTTCCTTTGTTGAAAGTGGGTTCCTTTGACTGCTTCTTGTTGTCTTCCATTACCCATTTGTTGCACATGTATAGGAGACGCACCGCTTTCCGGAACACATGGAAATCGTCCTCGTCTATCATTACCCTTTCCTTATCCCCAAATCCGATTGAATAGACCATTCTTTCCATGTCGTATACCTTATGCAGGGGCTTTGTTAGAGTATGGGTGAGATGGAAGATTGTTTCACTAATCATGTTTTCCGTGTCTTCTTCTTCCTTTATTTCAATCGTTGTCTCCTTGTTTATGAATGGGTCCAGTACGTCAATCATGCCGGACATCACGTCAGTAATAAACTGTCTTGCTGAATGCCTTACACATGGTATGCTGCCCTTTTCTTCTATGAGTATCACATCTTCCCCCTCTTTATAGACTGCATTCATGCCGAGTTCTGTTATGCACTGTATTACCGTGTCCATATCGGTTCCCTTGATTATATACGTGTCCCCGTACTTCTGCTTTAGCTTGTATATGGCATTGTTCATCCTCTGTTCAAACATCTTTGTCTCTTTTCTTTCTTCTTCCATCTCCTTATAAAAATCATTCAAGAATTGTTCCACGTGGAACAATGGGTTTTTTGCCGTCTGTTTTCCTATCAATATAGCGGTAGCTTGTTTTGAGTTAGAGGCTGTTAAGTCCATTAAATCGCAAATATTGAATACTTTTTTGATTTTGTCTTCTGTACAGCATACCAAAATACTGTTGTCGTACTTTTTCTGGAATTCTTCCTTATCCATAATCTTTTTATTTTTAAGTTTCGTGAAATATCTATATTGGAAATCAAAGAGATAGGGGTTACTCTGATTTTCACCCCTTCTTTCCGTGCTCTTAATAATTCGCAACCTTTTGACGAGTATTGGCTACGAAAGTCTTGTTGTTCCCGGCAAGCTTTATCGGGCCGAGATTCTCCCAGTCACCGTTTGCCCAGGTTTTCGTTATGCAGGAATCTATATACTTGTCCATATTTTCCTTAATCAGTTTCTTTGCAGGTGCCAAGGAATGGAAGGTGAACATTACGCTTGTTTTTTGGCAGTCTACATCGTGTTCCCACTTTTTCAATTCCTTGTTGAATCTGTCACCCTTGTACTTTACTGTCACGGGTTCACTGAAATATACTGTATAGGTCTTCATTTTTGTTTTGATTTTAGTGACTAATGATTATCTGTAATACTGTTCCCTTACTGCTTTCGCTATCGCTTCCCCGTATTCTTCCGGGCTTGCCAGATAGGGTATCTTAAAAAGTTCCGATACAAGTTTGAGCTTTTCCTTGTTCGTCATTATCTTTGTCATATCCTTTATGAGAGCTACTCCGTTCATATTCACATATTCGTTGTATGCCTCGTGAAGTTCTCCACGTTCGTCCAAATCGTCGATTATTCTTCTTGTAGGAATACATCTCATTATCTCTCTGATATACACGTGGTAGTCTTCACTTTCTTTTATCACTTTGAAGATAGGTTCAAATGAATTCATGTCTATGAACTCCATCACCTTTTCTGCGATTTTCTTTCCTTCCAGTTTTACTTTAGGGCTTGTCATAATCTTTTGTTTTTACTTGTTTGACATCTTGTTTCCTTATCACATTGCAAATATAGGCACTTAATCAGACATACGCAAGTGCTTATGTCATTTTAACATAAGATTAACATATTGGTAGATATAATAAAAGCCAGCTATTTATCGCAAACTGCTGGCTGTCAATTAGATATTAACTACTAATACTCAAAAAATGAACATAAAGTTTTTCGTTTAATTTTTAAATCTCATAGTCCATGTCACATGTTATCGAATCCAAAGATACGAATTTATATCCGGTTTCTTCTTCCAGGACTGACTTTATTTTCTCCACTTCCTTGTCTGTAGGAGGAACCTGCATTACTTCCATGTCCATAGGTACATGCACCTGCGTAGTCACATCCTCATTCATTTTCATTGTTGCGATTGCTATTATCATACTCTTATATATTATAGGGTTAATTAATCATTGTATTCTTCCGGTATCGGTTCTTCCTGCATCCATTTCACATACAGTCTTTCCATACAAATGTCAATTTCTTTTAATGCTTGTTGTTCGGTCAGACCATATTCTTTTGTAAGTCTTTCCATCATGCACTTTATAACTTCTTCAACATATATCTTTACCATAATTATTTGATTTTTAATTGTTTAAAATAGGTGTACTATCTATCGCAGACCGTACACCACATGAATTTTGAAAATCATAAATTAACTAAAAGTCAAAACAAAATGTAATTATTTCTTTCCGATTTCCACACCCTTCATTTGTCTTAGACGATTTAGAAGTCTTTCCCTCGTCTTTGATTTGGACGGTTCTTCAATTATTTCGGCCTCAACTACTTCGGGAACCATCTCTTCGACGAATTTCTTGTTTTCTTTCTCTATCTCTCCCCAGTCATACGTTTTTATGAGTGCTCCAGGAAGCATCACCTTTTCGGAACCCAATACCGGGTTGCTTGCAAATCCGTTGAAGTCCTTGTAATAGGAAGTGCAGAGCTGGTGCATCAGTATTTCGGGCCTTATCCCCGATTTGGCAGCCACCATACCCACTATAAGACTGTTTACGGGTATATCACGCATTACACGACTTATGTTTTCCTCACCATGCAGGGTTGCGTTTATATCTATCTTTCCGTCAACTGTAAGTTTAATTTCATTACCTTTTACTTCCTTCCGTGCGGCTTCCAACAAAGCGCGTATTTCCTTTAGGATATTGAGTGCACTTCCCACGTTTCCTTTGCTCCAGAACTCTTCATATTTGAGCTGCAAGTCTGTCATACAGTCATTTATGATTTCCAGTCTTCCGGCTTCCGTTGCCACCTTATAGCGGTCAGAACGCATCACGTACTTGCTTTGCCTTGCCTCTATGAGTGACTTGTGATTGTTGAAAAATTTTACCAAATCTTCTTCTCCCAGCGAATAACCTTCCTTTTTCCGGATAATCTTAATAATATCCTTGGGGTTGTGCATGGAGCCGAACAAGTCCAGTAACATAGGGGTGAGTTTGGCAAGTGCCTTTGCTTTGTCGTTATGCAAGTCGAAAGCATGGAAATACTCACTCTTTACCCTGTGGAACTTGGCAAGAAGGGGCAACATCACATTTGTACGAATTTCTGTAGCGTCGTTTATTGCTTCCTGGGATGCTCCGCGTTTCGCCATGATACCCTTTATGTTGACAAGCTTTAGGTCTATCACATAGGTATAACCTTCGTTCCCCTCATACTGCATAAAACGGTCCGGGTGTTCGTCAAGCTCCCTTCTTACCATCTCATAGGCTACATATTTATCCTGCATGTAGGGTGAAGCGATTAAAACGAAATCGGGCGCATCTTTTAGAATGTCCTCTTTAGTATATTCTATCTTTTTAGCCATATATAGAAGTTTTACCCACAAAGGTAGATTTTAATAGGGAAATAAACAATAGTTATTTCACTAATTTAATACCATGTACACGAAACCAAAACTTCTTCCTTTTCCTGTTCAACAAATGAAACCTCCGGTTCCACATTTTCACTGATTGTTGATTCAAACCATAGCATTTCTTCCGGCTTCGCTGTCATATCCGGTTCCATAAATCTTTCTTTGTTCTCCATAATATCTTTCTATTTCCTTTTCTGCTGATGTAATTTCCCACGGCTGTAGCAACAAGTCCATTTTTATAACCTTGCATTGAGGCAGCCATACCCTGTCATTGTTGTACTTGACATTCTGCACCGCATGCACATCCACCTCTACCAAATAGCGGTTCTCCTTTCCAATAACAACGGGTTCAAAGTTGACGGCATAGCATGCCATTTTGTGTACAAAATCCCCTTTGTCCTTGTATTCAAGCACGAAATTGCAAATAAAACCGTCGTTGTTGTCGTTATAAGTCTTCGTAACCTTCTTTTGATAGAGGTAAGCGATTATTTTCTGTATCATATATCCCAGTCCTTTAGCGCCATTTCCAGGCATTGACTTATGCTTAACTTCGGGTCTTCCTTTAGGTATTCAAGTGCTGTAACGGCTACTTCTGGTTCAAGTCCGTATCTGCTTGCCTTTATCATGCACTCTAACCAATAGGTTCTTTCTTCTGTGTAGGTCATTCTTTACCCTCCTCATGCTTTTCTACCAATTCCAGGTTCTGCGGTATAAACGCCCTTTGTTCCCCGTCTATTTTCAAATGATAATAGCGGTTACTCTCCGTTCCGCATATACTTGCCACTTCTGTAATCTGTCCGATTAGCATCATGTTAGAACAATGGAGTATTCGTACCTTGTCGCCTACTCCGAACTTTGGTAATTCCATACAAGTCTGTACTTATATCTATTTGTTAATAAATTTCTTAACTGGGTTATACCCAAACCCTCTATAGGGTGGCATTGCTGCATCCCCTTTTACTTTTCTCATGATATTGTAAGCTCCGTTTATATCTGCATTGAGCAAAATTCCGTCCCTTGTTCTGAAAAGGCCTCTTTTTACTCTCTTTCCAACATAACTATCATGATGTTTTACCTCTTCTAAATCTAAAGAGCTGCATTTCGACGTGTGAGATTCGTTTATTTCAACAAATCTTAGTCCTTGTCTTTCAGATTTATACCTTAACATTGATATGAAAGTTTCAAACGGAATTGAAACAAAATTCTGATTATTTCTTTTACTCATATTCACTTCCTGTTTCCATCCGTCATTATGCCCTACTATCAATGTAGTTATATTGTCTTTCAAGCACATGTTTACAACTTCTTTGCTTGCCTTGTGCAAATAATCCTTGACCTTATTGTTTCTCTTTCTTGTAAGGTTCATTAACCGTCTCGAATTTTCCTTTCCATTTGTTTTCTTTAATTGTGATTGAATTTTAGTTTTTTTCTTGTTATAATACTGATTGACAGACTTTAATTTCTTTCCGTCCACCAAAACAGCCTTGTTACTCGTATTCGTTACAATAGAAGCAAGGTTGTTAACCCCCAAATCAATAGACATATATCTATTGTTATCTGGTAACTGTTCCTTTGCCTCTGATTCATACACCAATTCTATTACATAACAATCTGCTTTCGGTACAAATCTGACTTGCTTAACCGTTCCTTCCTTACATCTGGTTTTCAATGGTTGCAAACCTTCTTTCTTTGGAAAGTAAATATATTCTCCTCTATGCTTAAATTGTGCATAAGAATAAGAAAATACGTTCCTTCCTTTTGTTTTATGCTTGTATTTCGGGAATTTAGGGCATCCGGTAAATTTCTTGTTATCCCTTTTCCATGCTTTAATGGCAGAAAAATAAGATTTCAAATTCTTATCCAAAGCTATTAAAATTTGCTGGGAAGAGGAACCGCTCATAGCCCTAAAATCAACGTTGTTTTCTGCAACCATCTTTTTGTTAAGCTCCACAGACCTTATCCATTTCCCGGAAACAAGAAACTCCTGCTTTATGATATATAAAGCCGCATTATACAAGTTCTTGGATAAGAAACAAATCCGGTCTAAATCCTTGTACCTCTTGTCATTGACTGTTATTATATGTTGCTCCGTTAAATACATGTCGCAAATATAAATAGAATATTTTAAATTTCCTATTTATTTATATAATTTTTAGTGCAAAGTTCTATATAATTACCCTATTATTTTATCAAGTTCGTAATTATCAAAATTCTTATAATCTGCCAGCATATCGGCTACATGGTTCCCGTATATTATAGGGTTGTTTACATCTTTTTCGTGTCCCCGTACTTTCATGAAACGCACGACCATCCGTCTACGCTCGCCCAGCTCTTGTTTTATCTTTTCTATAATATCCTTGTTTACCGTCGGTCTTAATTCCGGGTCTGTCATACAGCTAACCGCATACTGGCTGTCGCTCCATATCGTAACCTTTAGAGGCACGTCCTTTTTCATGCTCTGCACGGCATGCAATATCGCCCTTAGTTCACATCTGCTTATAGTGGTGTCGCTATACCCTTTGGAGATAAAGTATTCCTTTCCTTCTTCCTGGATATACACACCGCAACCGCCAAGACGTGACTTCCATTCACAACTGCCGTCGGTAAATATTGTTATTTCTTTTCTTTCCATTCTTTCAACTTCTTTATCAGTGCAATGTCCATCGAATCGTCACGGCTTACCTGTACGTCAATACCCTTGTTGACTGCATCCGTTACCTTTATTTTTCCATCCAATAATTCGCGTATCTGCGTGTCTATTGTGTCACTGGACAGCAAAAAATAGACGTTCATAGTCTGCGTTTGCCCCATGCGGTCTATACGTCCTGTCGCCTGCTCCAGTTCTGCCGGACGTTGCGGCAATTCGAGAAACGACATATTGTAACAATATTTCTGCAATCCGTCTATACCCGTGGATAATGATGCAATGTTGGCAAAAAGGAATGTCTTTTCTTTCTTCCATGTTTCAACCTTTCGCATCTTCTCTTCCGTGCTGTATTTCCCGGTCACTATCTCACTATTTTTGAACTCCTTTCCAAGCCTTTCCAGTATGTCGGTCGTGATACCAAATACTATCATTTTCTCGTCCTCGTTCGCTTCGCTCCATTCCTTCAAAAACTGGATAATAAACTTTATCTTTCCATTTATAGACAGCTTTTTCAATCCGGACAACCTTACAAGCTGCTCCGCACGTATAGCACGTTCTGCCGCCTCTATGTCAATATTAGCCAACCATTCAATAAAGTCCTTTTCTGCTTTCCTATATTCCTTTTTATTGGTTATCGGTACATTCACTGTCTGTTTGATTATAGGCGGCAATTCGTTCACCACGTCTCGCAATTCCTTCCGGAAATAACAATAATGTCTTATTATTTTATTTAGCTCCATCGTACACGAAGCCCCAGTACATACAAGTCCGAACCGCGTTTTCTTTGCAGCGCAATATCTGTAGAGATAATATAACGAATCCGGGAATATCTCTTTAAATCTTCCAAGAATTCGTAATATATTGATAAGCTCCTGGGGTCTGTTCATAATTGCCGTACCACTTAATCCTATGGTTTTTTCTGCATTCTCCACGATTTTTTGCACGCATTTAGAACGTATAGATTTCGGGTTTTTGCATAGATGTATTTCGTCGATTACCGCCAATCCCCATTTCTTGGTAAGCGAACGACTGTAACGAAGTTTTACTTCTTTCTTACCTTCTTCCTTTGCACTACGTTTGAAAAGATAGTCATAATTTATTACCGTAACATCCGCTTTCCAGTCCGTGTTGGTCTCGTCCTTTGAATCAATCACATGTACCGTTCTGTTAGGGTTGCACAGCTTCCATTCGTTGACCCAGCTTTGTTTTACCGTTGCCGGACAAACCACAATGCAGGGGAATAGGTTAAGCAATTCTGCCAGTGCTATAGACTGCCTCGTTTTCCCTACACCTGGTCCGCAACCATTAAGGCAATTCCCATGATTAACCATATAGGACACGCCCTCTATCTGATAATCTCTTAGATGTAGCGGTAATCCCAGGTAATCAAACATTTCTTTCAACTCCTTTTCGTTTACAAGGGGCTTGATTTCCTTTAGAGGTATTTCTATCTGTCTTTCCGGCTTTTCGTTCTTGAAGCCGTTTCCATCCAAGAAATATTTTAACAATAGAGATTTTTCTAAAGAAGGTTCAAAATACCACTCTTTCAAAGCCGGGTTATATTTGGCTCCGAAATCACGTTTCATTTTATTTACAAAATTGGCGTTATAATTAAAGCCAATATAAACGTAGTCCTTATCTCTATACCAATATCTCATTACTAAAAAATTTACAAAAATAAGAGGCTTATTTTCTCAAACCAGCCTCTCCCACTATGTCAAACAAACAAAAGAAACTCAATCAAACATTGAATTTTTCCTTAAATTCCTCAAACGTGAAAACGGGTATTCCGTATTGCTCCGCTTTCTTTTCCTTGATGGTTCCCAATCCTTTTTCCTTCACTACCAAGCATGTTGTTTTCTTGCTTACAGAAGAACCTATCTTATGCCCCATATCCGTCAATTTCTTTTCCGTGTCCGGTGAACGGAATCCGGTAAATACAACCGTCATTTGTCCTTCAAAGGTCTTTTCTTCCAGTCCGTAATAAGTTATAGGAATGTGTGCAGAATCATCGTCATTTACCCACCAATCTTCAATACCTAAAACAAATGCTAAAGCTGTATTAAATCCGACACCTTCAACTTTGTCTTCAATGTCAGCCGCCCAACTTTCATCACATTCTTTTGCAAAATCGGCTACATCTTTACAAGTATATAACTTTAATCCGTCAAGAATTTTTTGGCATGTCTTTTCGGCTATTACACCCCCAAATTTATTATAGGCTGTCAATAATTTTGCAAAGTTCGTACCTTTCTTTTTTAAGTTTTCAAACTGTCTTGACAGTACCTTTGCACCTACATTTCCTATGCCTTCAATCTTCTTAAGGTCTTCCTCTGATAATAGAAGAATGCTATCCGGTGTCTTGTAGCCAGCGTTAAACAGTTTCTTTATTGTCGGTTCTCCGAACTCTTCAAAACCTAAAGTGTTGAAAAAATATACACATTTGGCAAGCATTACACCGTCACAATTTTTGTTGAAACAAATCAAGTCCACATTGTTTCTGTCCATCTCCAAAGGTTTCCCACAAACGGGACACTTGTCGGGCAAACAACTTTTTAAAGTAGGCCAAGACACGGTAAATATATGTTTCGGTATCACATCACCGGAACGGCAAATAATGACACGTGAACCTGGCATAATAAAATTATCCTTTACATAACGGGCATTATATGCTGTACATTTGGAAACCGTAGCTCCGCACAATTCAACGGGTGTAATGTCAATTACCGGGGATAATCTGCCGTCTTTGGAAATCTGCCATCTTACATTTTCTACCTCTGTTTCCTCTCTTTCCGACCAATCCGGGTTCTTGTAGGCAATTGCATAACGTGGGTTGCCGTTCGGCAATCTTCCAAGCTCTTTTCTTATTTTCGCACTATCCACGTCGATAACAAGACCATCGCATTTGTAATCATTTGTTATACCCTTGAAAATATTGTCCATATATTCATTGAACATCTTTTCGCTATGAATAACTGATTCTACGAATGTTTCGACATAACGAACTTTTACGGACGAATTGTCATTCATAAAGGCAATCATACTTGCCTTGTTCCAATCCTCATTGGAATATCCGTACCTTATATACTGCACATCCCTCATATTTGGAGATACAGTAGGAGAATTGACAAGACCAGCTACCGCATTTCTCGCGGACTTGTAATTTGTCCGCTTCTTCAATGTCAAGAAAGTGGAATTACGGAAAATAGCTTCTCCGAAAGTATAATATCCTTCTGTTCTTTTCGCATCCTTAAATCCGTGGTTAATCATCTGTTCAAAATGAGGGGTACAATTCTGTCCTACCTCACCATTTCCTCGTGTCCATGCCTTCTTGTTGTACTCGTCCACACATAAGGAAATACCGTCAAATTTAGGAGTGATAATCAATCTGTCTTCATTTTTCAGTCCACATGACTTTACCCACCTTACAATCTCGTCATAAGTTTTTACCTTTTCCAGGCTATACATGGGGATAGGAAGGGTTTCTTTTCTTCCCGGAACCTCGTCATTGACTCCTTTCTTGAACCAATCCGCATTAGGGTTGACCTCATACAGTTGTTCTACCAGCGCGTCAAATTCCGCATCCGTTATTTCCGATTCGCCTCTACGATAGGCGTTGTTATATTCTTTTATTTTACCCTCCAATACTTTAGGGTCTAAATTAGACTTAACCATATTATTATAATTTTGAAAGTTCTGCACGCAATTTTTCTATATTGTCACATTCATTCCTCTTAACATCTTCTTTAGAAGTTTCCGTGAGAATAACATACGCTTCTGGAAAATTATCTTTCAATTGTTTTGTTGTATTGATATTTTCAAGCGCGCATTTTGTCCGGTTTTTGATATTAGATGCTTTCCTGTCTAACTCAATCATTCTCTTGACAAAAAGTTTTGCTTCCGTTGAACTCTTCAATTCATCAAATTCTGTATCAGTTATAAACGAATATACAAAATAATTAACTTCAACATAACTCACTATATTGTATATTCGTTCGCGTGTAAGACTTGACAGATAAATACACCCTTTGGTTTTTACTACATTAGGGTATTTATCCATAAATTCAACAACATCTTTTGGTAAATTTTTCTTGAAATATTCGTCGGCAAATTTACCAAAATTCTCAAATTCTTTTCTTGACTGCTCTATAATAGGCTTGATTATACTTTTTGCAATCCTATCTTTTTCGTTAATTGTTAATCTTTCGCTTGCCATAACTAAAACTCGTTTTTCTTGTTAGCAATAAAGTAAATGTAATCGTCACTTCCAAACTTAAAATCTTTTCTCGGTCTTCCCTGCAACCGGGTATCTATTCCGATAGGGTTCAATTCAGACAACTGGAAAGTAAGGTGTTTAACATCTTCCGTTATATCCACCGCTCCGCGCACTTCATTAAACGGGTTATCCCTTGTCTTTGTGGCAAAATTTTCCACCATAAAAACTTTATAGGTTCCCAAAAAGTTTACCGTTATGAACTTGTAGCCCGTGAGAGCTACAAGTGTCCATATATTTTCTATTAATTCGTTCATTATCCAAATTTTTTAAAGTCATTCACATAAACCAAATAGTCTTTCTCGTAAAACTTCCATCCGTCATACAACCTATCGAGATAATTTTTAATCATCCTCATGCAAGCGGCTTTCATATAGTTCTTTTTCTTATTTCTTTCGAGAAAGGCGTTCAATTCTTCGTAATTGTAACCGCCTTCTTCATTAAACAACTTTGAATCATCGTTGCTAAAATTTCTGATTTCGTTTATCTTCTCGTAAATGCTATTCTTAAGTTCTTCAAGTGATTTCATAACCTTATCTTTTTTGTTGTTTGACTTATCATCTCTTAATCTCACAATGCAAAGATAAGATTATGTTATGAGATACGCAAGTGCTTATGTCATTTTAACATATAATTAACATATCACCCACCGAAAAAGTCCTTAGTCATTTTATCCCTTTTAGCCTTTATAATCTCGCTAATACCGTCTTTTTCAAGACCTTTCTTGTATCTATCTTTGAGAATAGAGGCTTTGTTTTCGTTGGACTGGGAGCCGAAAGAAGCGAACGCCACGTTTATATCACCTTCGCTTTCCGGCAATTCCTCACGATACCCCATCTGTTTTCCGCATACCTTGCAGTAAGGTATATTAATAGGTACGGTTCCCTTATCAGTATATTTGAACATCGGGCGTGTCTCTATAATTTCCTTCCCGAATTCCGTACATTCCTTGTTTTCACATTTCCAGTATATCATCTTTCTTTGTTTTTAACTGGCAATCCTTCCAATACCAAGGTTACACAATCTTCAAAGCTCATAACTTTTGCACCGTCTTCTTTCCATCTGTTGATATCTTCCTCCTCTTCTTCCGGTGTCGGTCTGAATATCTTCCGGCACAATTCCCTTTGATACTCTTCGTTCTTTTCCTTATCATCACCATACATTCGGCATTCTCCCAATGTATTATAATAATCTTCTTCTGTCATTCCTGCCTTAAAACAAGCAACCTTTATTGCTACATTAGGCGTTATAAAACTTTTTCTTATATATTCTTCCATACCATTGTTATTTAAAATGTCTACGTCCATATTCAGCCATCAACAAAGAATCAGCAAAGTTATCGTCGTCCTTTAGGCTCCTGCTGGAGCGTTTTAAACTCACGTCCGGGAAAATACGGTGTGCAGCCACGATACTCATTTTCTTCACGTCCTTTACCGTTTTGGTTCCGTCATTTTTTGTTACCATCTTTATACCCTTATGCATGTCCGACTGCCATTTTTTAGGCGGTATCTTTGTGTAGGGTAATCCAGCAATCGCACAGAAAAATTCCGGCACGCACGAATTATAACCGAACGTAAACGTTCCTTTTGCCGAAGAACCGTATAATGCGTGCACATCCTCTATTACAACGTGCCGGACTTCATACCCTTCGACAAAAGCAAGAAGTCTGTTTGCTGTTTCTATCATGTCCACCACCTTAATGTCCTTAAAGATGGGTTCTGCTTTGACAAAGGTTCCATCTTCCGCAATCATTGATACAAACCCCTTTGTTCCGGGGTCAAATCCCATAAATACTTTCATGTTACACCTCCAGTCTTGATATTCCGTTTTCTTTTATTACTTTAAGTTGCTTTATCTCGTCATTAAGCTTTGGTACATGCGTAACAATCAATATTGATTGTTTCAAAAACTCCGTAGAAGCTATTATATTTTCTATACCCAAAGAATCGCTGCTTTCCAACACTTCGTCCAGCAATAAAAAATCCATGCCTCCATATTGTTTTGTGGCATTAATCATGCTTTGTATTGCAATGATAAGAGCCACTTCCACACGTGCCTGTTCACCGCCCGAATAGAAGAAAAAGCTTTCCATTTCGTCACGGAAAACATAGGGTGTTATCTCCTCTTTCAATGTTCCGTTCGCGTTCCGTTTGAAACCTTCAATCATCAGACGCAAATCGCTTTTCATTTTCTTTAGTACATCATTGGCCGCGCTTTGGATATTCTTTATCTGCTCCATTGCCAGATACATCTTAAAGTCTTTAAAACGGCTATCCCATTGCTGTACTTTGAAAATCTCGTTTTTCTTGTCAAGAATTTTTTTGTTGCCTTCCTCTATGTCCTTGGAAAGTTTTTCTACCGCCTTTTCCTGGTCTTTGATAGAGGGTCTTTCCGCTTTCTGCTTTTTCAATTCCTCTATATACCCAGTCTTGGAATCAATGAGAGAACGGTTTGTCTCAACTTCTGAACGCATCTTTACAATGGAGTTTTCATATCCCTTTTTCTCGCGTTCAAGCTCCCTTATACGGTCTTCCACCTCCATCATCTTATCAACCACCTTTCCACGACGGACACGCAGTTTACGTTCTTCCTCTTCCGTTTCTTTTCTTACATCCTGGTATTGGGAGATAAGGTCTTCCAGTTCGTTTATAGAGGTCTCATATTCGTTTTTCTTTACCGTATTCTTGTCAATGGCTGTTTTATAAGCCTCTTTGTCAGCCTCCAGTTCTTCAAAATCCTTGTCAGCATCCATAAAAAACTTATGATTGCAGTTAGGGCACACAATGACGCCAGAAAGCAATACTTCAACCTTCTGTAATTTCTTCTCATAATCAGCTAATTTCAATGCGTAATCTTTACGCCTTTCCTCCTTGTTCGATTTGTCTTTCTTCAATCCGGCTATTTCCGTGTCTATCTCCTTATAGGTGTCCTTGTAAGCGTCCATATCGAAGCTTTCAAGCTCCTTGTTCACTTCTTCTTTCAGCTTTACAAGCCCTTCGATATCCTTGTCTACGCCTTCGATATCCTTTTCCGCTTTGGGAATACGCGTCCTTACAAGGTCTTCAATAAGAATTTGTAAAGAATATATTTCTGACTGAATCTCACCTATAATACCCTTTTTCTTTTCTTCCGGGTCTTCGCTTAATACTTGCTGTATCTGTTCCTCATAGGCTTGTTTCTTGCCTTCCGCAACATTTTTCAAGCATTCTTCTTTGTGCAATTCTTGTTCCAATATTCCGACTTTTTCGGAAATCACGCCTTTTGTCTTGTCAATATTGGAGAAATTGACAAAGCGACTTATCAAGGCAAGTTTCTCCGTATTGGACGAACGAAAAAAAGACGAATAATTACCCTTGGTTACGATATAATAGGACTTGGCATCTTCCGGTGTAATCTCAATCCAGTTAATCACGTATTTATTCGCATCCAGTACAGTGGCTACCGTTACGGGTGTCTCCACATCATCTTTCTTTAGGGTCAGCGATACTTTGGAAGAACTTTTCGATGGAATTGTACGCTCAATTATCAGAGTTTCTTTCCGTTTTTGACAAAATATTTCAACTTTAGTATAGGCTTCTTTCGTACCTTTACGTATCAGTTTCTTGTCTTCCTTTCCTCTTAGATTAACGCCATATATCGCGTAGAACAAGCCTTGTGCGATAGTGCTCTTCCCCACTCCGTTCGTTAGCTGGTCTTCCTCTGTCCGGTTCTCCCCAGTCACACCCAAAGTTTCTTTTGTAAAGGTGTAATCAAGTTCTTCAAATGACAAAAAATTTCTTAATATCAATCTTTCGGGGTACATAACGTCTCTGTCAATTTATTTTTAATTTCATTAAACAAATCCTTATCCGACAACGCTTTTTTAGCGTTATCCATTCCCTGTCCTAACCGGGTCTCGCCATAGTAAAACCAAGCACCCTTTTTAGAGCAAATCCCCTCTCTTATAGACATATCTATAAGCTCCTGTATCGTGTCAAATCCTACACCATACTCTAACATTACTTGGCATACACGGAAAGGGGGTGCAATCTTATTCTTTACAACCTTTATTTGTGTCTTGTTGGCGGTTGCCACTCCATCGGTCTTTTCCGTGCCTATACGGGCAAATTCCGCTCTTTGGGTAGCGTAGAATTTAAGCGCTTCGCCTCCTGGTGTGGTTGTTGTAGGGCCGAATCCCATACCCCCGATTTTCTGCCTCGTCTGATTGATACATAGGAGGATGTTTCCGTTTTTCTTACATACGTTTTTTAAGATGCTTAACTGCTGTGACATAAGGCGCGCTACAAGCGCTATCTTTGCATCTCCTGCCTCACCCTGCAAAACAGCTTCCGGCACCAATCCGGCAACCGAATCAAGCACCACCAATCCGATATCCGGCACCTCCAGCATCTCACGCACGATTTCAAGTGCCTGTTCCGCACTGTCCGGCTGAGACATTATCCACTTGTCGCGGCTTAAATCAACTCCAAGCGCTTTTGCATATTCCAGGTCAAGCGCTTGCTCTGTATCTACATATCCGACCGCTTTTCCAAGCGTTTTTTGTACGGATGCACTTAGATGTAATGCCGCAGAGCTTTTGCCGCTCGAAAATCCTCCGTATATTTCGTGTATTCTTCCAAGCGCAAAACCGCCTCCCAATATTTCATCTAATGCCATGCTGCCGGAAGACACAGTGTCTACCTTTATATCGTTGCCTACTACCGCTTCCTTTCCGAAACGTTTCTCTATTCTTCCAAATAATTCTTCCAATCCCATTATAACACCTCCTTTAAAATTTCCATTCCTTCATTATAGGAGTAATCATTTTGTTTACAAAATTCCTTGAATTTGTCTGCAATATCGGAACCTGACAAAGCTTTGATTTCTTCTGCTGTCTCCACCTCTTCCGTTTCCAGTTCTACGGACTTAACTTTCACGTCCACACCAAGTTTTCTATATTCTTCCTTGTCGATAGAGGAAATTGCGTCTTTCGTGCCCACGAATTCAACACGAATAAAATCTTCCTTGTTTTTCTTCTGAAAATCTTTTACAATCTTATCCGCTTGCTTGAAAGTCGTGTTTTCCAGGTTCACGGTGACTTTTCTGTACCGTTTTCCTTTTGACGGAATAAACGCGTATGTCAAATCATCATCCAATAACCAAAACCCCTTTTTATCATCTTCCCCGAAATTGTTCTGGGTGATGCTTCCCAAGTGCACGATATTCTTTCCTATTTCCTGGAAATCGTGGTAATGTCCGGAAAAGACCATACCGAAATTCTTAAACAAAGAAGGTTTTATATCACTTTCCACCTCGCTACCGTCATTGTTCCTGCTTCCCTGGAAAGCAATATGAGTAAAAAGTACATGCGTCTTATGATTCTTTTCCTTTAATACGTCCGACATCCCTTTTAACCATATCGCATTGTCAAAAAACGGCATAAAATAACATATTACACCGCCAATCTCGAAAGCGTCCAGGTCAGTTATCAAATTAAACCCTTTATGATACTTAAACGCATCAAGAAAAGACCTGTCCGAACTATAGTCGCTCTTATCATGGTTCCCTGGAATGCAATATACCGTGTGCCCCATCCTCGCATACATGTCAAGAATAGAGGAAAAAGCATTCAAGACATCCTGTCTCTGTGATATACGGGAATCGAATATGTCACCTAACCACACATGATTGGTTATACCATTGTCTTCTGCTACATTCAATTCCTGCCTTTGCAATTCCGTTATTTCTTCAATATTGGACGGCTTCAAATGCCAGTCTGTACTTATTATCATTTTCCCGGTCATAATGCAGTTACCTTTAATGTATTGTCAAGATTTTTCAAAACATTATCTTTCTCTACTTCCTTGTCAAAATAGAAGCTCTCCCAGACATTGGAAATCTTTAAAGCTATTCTGAACTTCTTGGTTGACTGTGAATACCCCTCGTCATTATATCTACTGATAGAAGTAATCTTTATCCTTTTGTTATTTATCTGTACAAACATAGTTACCAAATTATATATGTTCCACTTAACCCCACAAACACATCAAAATCCTTGTTGAATACTCCATATCCGGCACCTACCGACACCCCGAACCCGAATCTTTTCTTTTTATCCGGTTTTGTCCACATTGTAACGTCACCTATCTTTCCGGGCAATTGGGAAGTTATCTCCATACGGTTACTGTCCCCTATACGCTGGTTTGTCAATAAAAATTTGTTGGTTATATTGAAATTAATCTTATACTTTGCCAGGTGAGTAGCCCATACTTGCAAATCATATCCTACCGTATCGGTTTCTTCTTTGAATGTATAGAGGCTGTCCGTTTTCCTCAATTCGGAAACCTCCCTTTCCAGTCCTTCGTACTTGTATTTCCATTCAAATTCCACTGCCTCTACAAGTGCTTCCTTTTCCTTCAATCGATTGTATAATTCTTTGTTTTCTTTTTTCAATTTAGAAAAACTTTCGGAATTGTAAACCTTTGTATATCTGTTTAAAGAATCGGTATAAAATTCCACTTCATATAACAACCTTTCATTCTCCCTTGCTTTCTTGATAGATAAGAATAACAATATGAGTATTATTATCATACCCGAAATAAGGATTATTCTGTAAAGATTTTTCATAATAATAGGAATAATGGAAGGGTAAAAATTACCCTTCCTTGTGTGATTTATTTTGAAGTTCTCGCTTTCAAGTTTCTTAAGCGCGACGCAATGGAATTAGGAACGCTTGCTGATGCTTCCCTTTCTTCAACTGCCGTATCTTCCGGTTCCGGGTCTGCCGCTCCTTGTTCTTCATCTTCCGGCTCTTCGTAATCCTCAAAAGGCAGTTCGCCACCTTCCTGTGCAATGTCGTACCATTTACGGAGTTCGGCTACGGTCAACTCTTCCGGTAATTCCTTGTCTTCGTAGTTATCGGCAATGTAGGCACGGAGTTCTTTTTTGAGGTTCGTCAATGTAGGATAACCGCCTGCTTTCTTTTCCGTCTTTGTTGGTTCTTCTTTCGGTTCCTCCGTTTTCACCTTCTTTGTCTCAAGGGCTTTTTTAGGAGCTTTCTTTTCCTTGATTTCGTCCTCTTCCGGAACCAATTTGTCAAGTTCTTCGAGTTTGTTCAAGAATACGTCGTCCTGGAAAATACCGTATGATTGTTCCTCGTCGATTCTTTCCAATCCTTCCAACTGCATATCCCAGTCTTTACGTGAAAATACGTCCACATACATATCATCCAGGGTAGGCAATTCCTCCATGATACCGAACACTTCGTCTGATACACGGTTTTTAGCAAAGAAATCGTCCCAAGTCTGGCGCTTATTAGCGTCCGGCATACCACAAGTAATGTCAAAATTTTTCTTTTTGTTTTCGTCCGTGGTGACATTGACAATCAACGGATAACCTTCGTCCGGGTCAGAAAAGATGTCAAGATTAATAATACCATCGTCAGAACCGCCTGCGCGCTCCATAGAAATGTTCTTCATTTTCTTCCACCAATCCGGGCGCAAATCAAGACGGTACACGTCATTTTCGGCCCATACATAAGCCACATAGTTAAGCATGGCTTTCATGCCCCATATCCATTGTTTTTGCTTGTTGCGATAACCGCTGATAGGATAGAGGAATTTCGCGCGCTCTTCCTTGTCCTGGATATCATTTGCCAGGTTATACACGTGGCTGATATAGGTCAGCACTGCATCTTCTCCATTCATCCGGTTGCTGTGGATATCAGAAGTAAAGACGTCTCTTTGTCTAATTTCCTTCTTTCCGGTGTCTTTCCCGTCCTTGTCATATACCGCACACTCAATAGGCAGTTTAACCGTCTTTCTCGGCATATAGGGTTTCCCTGTCAACGACGGCAATACGCGCAATACATATCTTCCGTCTTCGTTCAGATTAAAAAATGAGGCTCTGCCGCCTTGTCCAAAACCACCGCCCATTGTTGCGGCTGCTTTTCCTACTGTTTCATCAATTGATTCTACACTCGCTTTTTTGTACTTACTTCTATCAAAAGCCATAACACAAAATTTTTAAAAATTAATAATCGGTTTTTACTATCTTAAAAGTATTTATCTTTCCTTCAATAAGCTCTTTTTCAAAGTCTTGCGGTACAATCTTTGGCAACAAATTGTTAAGTTTCTTGTCCTTGCTTTGAACTGCCCAAAATAGGGTGTCTAACTTGTCACGTTTCGATTCTATCTCAATAAGGTTCATCAAGTTTTTCTGATACTGTTCATTGAGTAATATAGCGTCCTCCAACCCTTTTTCAGTCAGCTTAAAAGATTCTCCATCAATCGTTATTCTTCCTCCATTCGTAGCCGCTTCTCGCCTTAATTTCTTCCTCAAATTAGCTGCAAACACATCACAAAACAGTTTCTCTTCCTTCGCTTTCTTCTCATATTCAACTTTCATTAGACCGACCTTGTTAAGCAATCCAGATACCGTTACCGCCTCTCCATAGAGGTTCGAGTAATTGATTGTCGTAACATCGTCAAGTTCTATTTCTTCGTCCTTGTCCGGTGATACCAAAACAACGGTCTTGGTACCGATTTCTACCATAATTTTCATATCAAAATATCTTTACGTCAATACTGTAAACAATGAATTAACATTCGCCTGCAAAATATATTCTCCTCTGAACTTATCCCACACAATCACACCATTAACCAACAAAATGTTCTTTTTACTACCCCTTAAAAACTCTCCGTATTCTTCAAACAACTCTGGGAAAATAGTTACATTTATAAACTCATAATTACTTTCCAATACTATAGTGGCAAATATGCCCTTCTTGCTTTTCCTCTCTATTATCTCAATCACATAACCGCCTATCACGGCACGACGGGTTTTCTTTGAATTAATGTCCCAAAATTTTATCTGCGACACATCCTGGAATTCCGTTTCGTCGTCTAATTTAGGCATATGATATTCATTTACCAAATCGTAATAATCAAAAAATGCAAAACCGGACGTTCTTTTTTGCTGCAACAGCCACCACCAATTATTGCGTTCTTTGCGGACTTTCATAATATTGGTAAGTAAATCCTTATCCTCCAATATCTTAACCCTTTTGTTCTCGCGGTACATCTCAATAAGCGCCAAACGGTCTTTAGGTTCCTGGATATTCTCCAATTCGTCGAACGCTCCTGCAAATATCAAATTCTCAATGACAGATTTATTTACCGGACTGCCTTTAATTACACATCTGTCTATAAATTCCTCCAAAGAGAAAAAAGGCCCGTTCTTCTTTTTCTCCTCCGATATATGTTCCTGTGCTCTTTCCCCACATTGTTTTACTGCGTTGAATGCCCAATACATACTGTTTGTACGATAATCGGACACAATGTTTATATCTGACTTGTTGATATCTACTGGATGTATCTTTATCTCACCGGACTGCTGTATTTCGTTTACATAATAGGGTATCTTTTCATCTTTCGCAAACGAGAATGTAGCACTCCAATACTCAATAGGATAATGTACCTTAAGCCATAGGCATATATAAGCGGTCATACCATAGCATACGGAATGAGATTTGTTGAACGAATATTTTGCAAACTCTTCCATTTGGTTCCAAAGATTTTCCGCGTATTCCTTTGTGACACCCTTAGAAGCAAAATTTTTTGCATAATTAGTAATAAACTTGTCTTTATAAAGTTTTATCTTCTTTAAATCCTTCTTCCCCAAACATTTACGCAAAAGGTCTGTTGTTTCAGAATCAAATCCGGCAAGTTTTTGGGCTAATAACATTATACTTTCTTGATAGACAAGTAGTCCAAAATCTTTCTTCACCACTTCTTCACCGCCTATAGGCATTTCTTCTGTCCAGTCC